GGCTTGTCACCTTCGCCCGGATACTCCGACGCGCGCATGTTCCAGATGTCGTTGACAAAATTGTGCGCAAACAGGTCCGGGTTAAACCGCTGAGCGACCGCGCCCATAAACGGACCGATCTTCTCCCCGGTGACGGGCTGCCCTTCGAAATAAATCTTTTCGATATCCGCTCCCATTGCGTTGGGGAAACGCCCCGCCTTGATCGGCAGCCCCGCCATGGCCTGGTTATGGGCGGTCACGGCATGCACAAGGTTCGACGCGACGTCGGTCTGCGGGCTGGTGCGCGCCAGGCCGGCGGCGAAGGCCGTCGCCGTCTCAGGGTTGCCAGCGTGCTCGAGGATCGCGTCGCCGCTCTGCTCGTACCAGTGCCGCCCAATCCGACCCGACAACACAAGGTCCGCATAGCGGTCCACCAAGGCATTCATACTCGCGTCGTCGGTGATATGCGGCGGCGGCGTCACCGCCATCTTGTTCCCCGACAACGGCAGCGCCTCTGGTCGCTCGAGCTGCTCAGCCCGTAAAACATCGCTAAATAACGGACCCTGGTTATCACCGATCCCTGGCGGCGGCATGTCGAGCGGCGCAAGCGACTCTTCACGAGCCGGCCCAAGCGGCCGGGCGCGCGGCCGGCGCGGCCCGGCGCCGAGCACCATGCCGCCTTCGCCGGCATAACCGCCGCCGCCAGCCGCCATCAGGGAGGTAGTGAGCATGTCGAGCGCGTCGACCTGCGAAGCGGGCAACGGACCCTCTTGCATGGTCTTTTCGACGAGATCGCCGCCGTGACGAAAGCCGCGAACGAAACTGCCTGGGGCGTACCCCAACGCTCCACCCAGAGCACCGCCAAAAGCCTCCGGCCGGGTCATCTTCGCAATGTCTTCCGGCGGGATCGGATCGCCGGTCATGCTCGTCTCGAAACCGCGCTTAAAACCGCGCGAATAATCGCCCAAACCAGTGCCGAATTGCGTCGCCGCCGACGTCACTGCCGGCTGCATCGCCAGGCTGGTTTGAGCCGCGCCGGCAGCCTCGGGATCGCCATTGCCGAGCACACGCTCGAGGACGGAGCGCAAGCCACTCTGCTGGGCCGGGTCTTCTTCACCAAGTTGGTAGCGCAGCCAGTCGAGTGCGCCAGGCATTACGCAGCGTGCCCCGAACCGTTCCCAGGCGGCATTCGCGGCGGCGGCGGATCGTAAGCACCGGCCGCGGCCTTCAGCTCGACCTCTTTTTGTGCCAGAGCAATTTTCGCCATCATTTCTTGCATCTGAAGCTCGCGGCGGTGCTCGGCCTCCTGCTTCTCGAGGAGCATCTTGTGCATCGTCTGGTCGCGCTCCATCGCGAGGTCGTGATCGAGCCGCTTCTGCTGCAAATCAGCCTCGAGCTGGGCGCGCTGTTGCTGCAATGTCGCGTCCACCTGGGCCTGCTGCTGCGCCTTGACCTGCTCAGCCTGCGCCTTCATCTGCACCGCCTGCACGGTCGCCTGCGCCTTGAGCTGCGTCGCCTGCACGACAGCTTGAGCCTGCGCCTGGGCCGGGTCCGGTCCCTTTTGCTGCTGTGGTCCCATCGTCGCCGGGTCGGGCGGCTTGGTCGGGTCGTGAAAGAATTCCGCGGTGAACCCGGCGTTCTCGGTCAGCTTGTTGAGCACGTCATAGACGTTCTTGGCATACACCAAGGGTCCGCTGACGCCGCCCTGAACCTGCACGATGCCCTGCTGCGCCTGCAGTATCTGCATCAATTGCTGCAATATCTGATCACGGTTGCCGGTGCCCAATCCGACACTCACGCGCACCTGCAGCTCGTCCTGCCAGGTGCGCGGATTGACGGGGAAAAACCCGCCGGTAAACCGAACCACCCGCTCCTGCTGCTGGTGCCGCCGCACCAGACCCATAACCCCGCGCATCAGCTCCTCGACGCCGATCGCGAAGATTCTCGCGAACAGCTCGACCCGCTGCGCGGCGGCCTGCTGCAGGAGACTGACGCCGGTCGCCGTCTTGTTTAAATCATCGGGATTGATACCTTGATTGTGCCTGGCGACGCCGGTTCGTACTTCTTGCGTTTGATCAATGTACTCCATCAAAGGAAAAGTTTTGTCTGCCGTGAACGGCACCGCCATTGCCTGCAGACCACCGACCCGCTTAGTACGAATCGCGCCGCCCGGCCTATGGGTCATGATGTCGTCGTAGGTGTTCTCGTTGACTACATCATCACCAATTTCTAACCTGGGCCAATTGCTCAAATAGGCGTTATCGAGCATCTGCCGAAACAACGTGCTCTTGATGAGCTGGAGATCCATCGTCAGGTCGGCCAGGCTCAAACCAACCAATTTGTGCGGCATCGGCACCGGGCAGAGCGATACAAACGGTATCTGCTCAACACACTCGATATCCGGTTCGCCGTCTTTGGTCAGGATTATTGACCCACCGTTCGCGGTGACGACCTTGTACAACTCGGTGGTGCCGTCGCCATAGAGGTCGAGACGCACATAATTTTCCTCGACCCAAACCTCTTTCCCGGCATCTTTCCGCTCGTTGCCGGGAAGGTCGTCTTCCAGGCGATGCCGCGCGACACGCTCGGAATTCAGCTCCTCAGTGGTGTATGACGGCACATCCTCGAGGCAGTCTTCGTCGTAGTCCTGCTCGATCAGGTCGGAATACGTCCATAGGCGCTTATGCGCCAAAAACGGCACCTGGCCGCGCTTGGCGCGCCTCGAGAACAGCACCTCCTCAGGCGGCACGTTCTCGATTCGGACACGTCTGCGCTGTTTAACGACCCGCAGCGTGCAGTCATACAGCGTGATCGGCTGCGGTGGCGGCGGCGGCATCGGCGGGCCGCCAAACATTGCCACATTGTCGCCCATCGGAGCCCCAAGCGGCCCCTGTGGAATTCCGGCAGGAGGCCCAGAAATTCCGGCAGCAGACCCTGGAATTCCGGCAGGCGCCGGCAAAGCGCCTGCCGATGCCCCCGCCAGGGCGCCCGGCGGAGGGGGCGGGACAGGTGACTGTAGTGCCTCTGGAGGCACAGCACGGTCCAAGCCCCAACCACCGGGCATCTGATCGTAGCTCTCCTCCTCGATCACCTCAATCTTGACAATCTGCTCGTCGGCGTCCTCGTCGCCGTCTCCGTAATCACCAAAACCAGAACCGATCGGGCCGACGCGGTCGAGCAATGCGTCGTATTGCTCTTTGGTCAGACCAGAATACGTTTCAATCTCTTTTATTATTTGCGTATCCCACCAATACTTCGTCCACCCGAGCTTTTCGAGTAATGCGTCCTTAAACCAGTCGTGCAGTATAGCGAAGCCATTGTTATCACGATGAAATATCACGTTCATATAGTCGGTGGCGATCTTAGCGACCGCTTCTTGCTCAGGCCTAGTCGGTTCAACGACACATATCTTGTCAGACGCCGTGAAAATGCGGATTAAGGCTGGCAGAACCCACTCGACAGCTTCAAGAACACTCCGCATAACGACGGTCGATCGGCCCTCGACCTCGGTGCCGAGCTTGGCTCCCTCGTAATACTCGATAGCCTTGCGCCGCTCGTCGCTAAACGTTCCGCCATCGTGCCCCAGAGCGTGATCAAGCTCGTGCTTGATCACGGATTTCACTTCATCTTCGTCGATCTGCTTGTCTTTGTACTTGAGCCCGTCCTGACGAACGGTCTGGGCACCCGAGGAGATCATCTATTCAATGATTCGAGTGGAACGCCGCAAAGCTTTATGCATAACCCTTTGCTCCCCAGGCGTAAGAAATACCGTTTCAGGCAGTCAACCAGCGTTCGGCCGGTTCGCACTCGGCCCGCGGTTCTGCTCGAGCGTATTCCTGAGCTGCTCGCGCTTTTTAACGTCCGCCGGCTGGCCGAGCACCTCGTCATGCACGATTTTGCCGTGCACTCGGTCGGCAAGACCCTCGACAATCTCCTCGATCGCCGCGACCCGCCTCTCGAGTTCGTCGAACTTCACCATGTCGCTGTTGGACATTCAGTAATTCCTCGCTAGGTAATTCTGAAAAACTCTGAAACTCTGAAAATCCCCGCCGTTCCGAGCCTGTTGTGGACCCAGACGCCGTCGCTGTCCTCGCGCGGGCCGCACCAGCATTCCGGGCACGCCTCGTGCTCGCGCAAATCATCCAGAGGCACAACGTGCTGGTCGGTCACACAAATCCCATCGCTGGATATTTCAGCTTCGTTGGCCGCCCGGTCGGCGTCTCGTAGGCGACACACATCAGACCAAACGCATCCGCTCCATGCGACGCCCAATCGTGCTCTGGTCCGAGCCCGACATCGCGCACATCTTCCGATTTGCGCTCGTGATACCAACCCAACGCATCCCGGCCGTCAGCCGTCGTGCTCTCGTTAAACCAGACCGCCGGCAGCATACGCCTGGCCGCTTCTATACGGACACGCGCGGCACCGCGGCCCTGATTAGGGATAACCGTGGCGGCAAACCCGGCAGCAGAAAAAGCACTCTCGAACGATACGTCGTAAACCCGGTCAAACGTCCCGCCGTCATGTGGCAGGAATATCTGGGCCTTTCCCCATCCCCGCTCACGCAGCCAATCGATATGCACGCCCAAGGGCTGTCCCACTGCCTCGTAATAGTCCAACACACGGATCTCACGGCCAACAAACTGACATATCCACATGCTGAAGGCGTCGCTCGCCTTCCCCGTGCCACCGAGATCGCAATAGGCCCGAACCGCCAACAGCGGGTCTTTCGTAACCTTTCCAATCCGCCCCTCCCGCTGTGCGTCACTTAGCAGCTTCGCGTAATACGCGCCCGCGTGCGCGGTGGCGTAGTCGCCTTCCCAGATGTGCGGGTATTGCTCTGGCCGCTTTATCTCGTCTTCGCGGCGGATGGCATCTAACACCGACGGGAACCACGGGTTGTCCCGCCAGTTCATCTCGGTGAATTTCGACTGCTCCGGCGGGTTTATGCGGAACCGCTGATTTGTGGCGGAGGCCCGTCTTTCCGGGTTCCACGTCACCCAGATCTCAGCGTTTTCTTCTCTGACGGTTGGGATCGCCTTGCTCCACGCCGTCTCGCTGACCGGCTCGGCCTCGTCGACCCAGAGCAGTCTGATCCTGGCAGTGGACTTGACACTCTCGATGTTTCGCCTGAGGCCGACAAAAGCGAAATCGATCCGGCCGTCATTCGTCCGAATGTACTTCTCGCCGCACTCATAACCCTCGGCCAGCCACGGCTCGCTCTCGATCGCCGCCTTGACCTCGGCCATGCTGCTTTCGTCCAGACTGTTCTGAAACTCTCTGCCACAGACAATCACGCCGGATTCGCCAGCCTGTGCACATCTGAGCCCCTGAACCGCCGCCATCTTCGCAAAGGATCGCGTCTTGGCACTGCCGCGGCCACCATAAGCGCCCCTGAACAGCGCCTGCCCCTCAAAGACCGGGACCAGCTTCTGCGGCAACTCGATGCGACCCCTCATGCCAGATCGTCACCCTGCAATGCCGCCCGAGCCTTGGCTTCACGGGCATCCTCAATAAACTCACCCAGCGTCAGCCCGCTCGCCAAATAAGCGGCATGCTCCTCATCTAAAGGAACGCCAGGAGCCGGTGTGTCAACTAACAGATCAAGAGCCCAAGCCAACGCAGCATGTTCCCGCTCGTCATACCGGGTTTCCCAGCCAACCTTCTTCTTGGCCTCGATCCGCGCCTCAAGATAGTTGCGCCGATCCGACAAAACATCCCAATGATCAACCGCCGCCTCAGCCACCCCAGCGCCCCGTCCATTGCAATGCCCGGTGCACCGCCGCACCTTGCGCGCGCATCACAGACTGCCTCTCGGCCGCCAGCACCTCCTGGCGACGCCTGACAGCCGTCTTGCCGGTCATCGGCAAGTGGCCGCCGTCCTTGTCGTCAGCCGCCGTCACGATCGGCGGGTAGCGAACCTGATGCACGCTTCTTACGTTTCCCATCAGGGAGGCCTTTCACGCAGGAGGACTAGCAATGGCAGAGACACGCAACACCCAGGCGACGCCACCGCACGGGCAGGCCGCGCCGCAGCCACCCAACAAGCCAGCCCCACCGGAAGGCTGGCCGAACGACGGCAACAAGGGGCAGCAGCCGGCGCATCAGCCGGTCTACCAGACGACCAATGAGCCACAGCGTCAGGGCCAGCCCGGCCAGCTCGAGGAAGGCAAGCCGAACGAGCCGGGCAAGCCGAACTTTAAAAACGAAACCGGCTACCAACCGCAACGCCCCGGCGAGGAGCCGCGCGACAACCAGCCCGGGTCACCGGGACGCACGACCGCAGACCCGAATGCCGACAACAATGCCGGCATGACCGGGTCGCAGGGCGCGGAGCGCCAAGGCGACCATAAGAAATAAATCTGGTGGGGGGCGGTCGCAGCCGACCAACCCCCCTTCAGCGCCGCCCAGAGGTGCACGTTAAACAGGCGCTGAAACTGTATTCCGAATTTCAAAAAAAAATTTTGGGTTGGTGTGGTGAGGGTGCGGGTGTCCAGGCCCCAGCACCGCCGCGGCTGACCACCGTTTGGCCTGATGGGTCGGGGGCCGGCACCCTCTATCCCTATCGATCGACCGTCACCACAGTGGGAATGGATATGGATAGATCTGGGGCAGTGGAGAAAAGTCCAATGATATCAGTCACTTGGTGACAGTGTCGATGAATAAGCTATTCATCAATCGTCGGCAGCGTCGGCGACATCGAGGTCAGGTCGCGCGCGTATCTCATCCCGTCTCCCGGTGTGCGGGGCGTCATTCGCACTATGCTCGATCACCCTTGGCGGCACAGCGACCAGTTCGATGCGCGTGAGCAGTGGTGCGTTAGCGTCGCCGGTTATCTCGGCGGTCACTCTGTCACCGAACCGCTTTGGCAGCATCTTAGACAGCAACCACTTCCGATTGTCACTACGCAATCGCGCCTGCTGCACAGCCGCATTATCGACCAGACCATCTTCCATCCGATAATCAGCGTCGCTGATGGCGATTACCTCATCCGCCATCCGCTCGTAGCCGATCTCGCGAGCGACCGTGTAGCGTTCCTTGAACCCTTTGCCAGCCCCGTGTTTGTCGGCCTGATCGTTAAGAGCCCAGATACGAACCTTGGTTTCGGTCGGGAAGCCTGGGGTTCGACAAATCGAAGCCAGCGACTCACCGGCCGCCAATCGATTACAGATCTCCTCGGCGATTGCCTCGGTGTATTTAGTCTTCTGAGGCATCAGGCTGCCCGTCTATCACCATCTAGTGACACTACCATGCGCCTTGGTGTCCCATTCAGGTATGACAAGATCCGCGCTTCACCGTCACCAAGGATCGTGCGCAACCATCCTTCCGTTCGACCATGACCGTCCCGTTCCATTTCGTCGAGTGCTTCGATCCTTCGCCATGTCCAGCCCATTGCGCGTGCCCAGATCACTACTCGCTGATCTCTCGTCACCAGGTGCAGCAGGTTTAACATTTCATCGAGGCGTGTCACTTCACCGGGGCTCGGTATCGTTCTCGGTGCGCGTGCCGGCGTCCAGCCGTATGCCAACCACTCGTAGGCCACATCGGGCCAGGCGACCCGGAAACCAGCCGGCAACCCTCGCCGCGGCATCGGCAAGCGGCGCAGCGTGTACGCCGCCTCCCGCATTCGTCGTCGCAGCTCGTCGCGGGTCACGGCGCCTCCGGGAGGGGATTTCGAGGCAGGGTAGCCACGCTGGGCGCGTGGCTCGAATGACTTAGCCGATCCGGGTAACAGAGTTTCGACACCCTGTCAAACGCCTGTTCCGCGCCGTCTCATTCCTCATCCTCAAAGTCGCGTCGTACATACAACGCCCTAACGACCCTTGCCGGAACAATGTATTCCTTTCGGTTTTGCGTTTGTATTTCTAGCCGCCAACCAGGCAACGAGGCGAACGTTGCATCTCCCATCAATTCTTTCAGCGCATCATTTATTTCTTTCCAGCGTTTTTCATCCAAAGCCCTTCGCCATTTTAGATCCTCTCGCTCTTCAACCAACAATCGCACCTCATCATCGTTTTCGGTTATCTTGAAATGATTGTCTTTTCTCATTCGACATCCTCCCAATTTGGTTGGCCCATCGAGGGTATGCGCGGAAGCGCGCAGCCGGGCGCCCTACAGCCCGGCGTCGCGTGCTTCTGCGCACCGGCCGATGCCCCAACCCCGGTTCTGGGGTTTGCAGAGGTTTAGACCCCTCCGATAGGAGAGGGGTCATAACCTCCGCAAAACCCTACTAGTCCGCATAAGTCTCGCATAAGTTCCTCGTTAACTCATTGATATTAATGCATAGGCCTGCAGAAGTCTGTTGGTAACGCATTGATTTTCTTATGTTCGCGTGTAAGTTCCGGGACGGCTGACGACACGCAACCCCTGTTGTCGGGATCGCGTGTCGTAGACCGCCATCTCGAGGCACCCGTTCATCAGCCAATCCTCTACCCAGCCCTTCGCATCGTTAACCGTTGCTTGTGTGTTGGTTGCGATCCATCGGGGTAAGTACCGTCCATTGTGTTGTGTGTTTCGTGAATTTGACCAGGGTCGTTTGGCACTCCACGCTCGCTCGATCTCATCAAAGATCATCGTGATTTGTTCTCGGGTTGGATTGTGGTTACCATTGCTGTTTCGCTTTACATCTTCCGCTTTCAGCATCTTGAGAACCAGGCTCGTTTGTGTGTTCAGCTTGTCTGTTGGAACTTTGATCATGTCCATATAGAAGGTCGCAAACTCCTCATCGTCTTTCTGCTTGCGGCACGTAACGCACATGATGTTTTCGGTGCGCTTGACCTCGATTATCGTGTCCGAGCCGCCAGGCAGCGCGGTCGAGCCGCGCATGCCGCGTTCGCTGTCCTTGCCGGCGTGATGAACCCCGATCACTGATAGGCTGAACTTTTGTCTAAGCGCATCGCATGCCGAGACGAGCCGGTTCATGTCCACGGCGTCGTTCTCGTTGCCATTCATATTGCGGGCGACTGTGTCCACCACGATCAGGCCGATCGGGACTTGCGCGGCATTGATCAGGTGCTCGATCGTCCTGGCGAGCTTGTGAACGTCCTGCAGCTCGAGGAGATCGATCGCGTGCGGCAGGAAGCGCATCGGTGCCTTGGCGTCTTGCAACCCGTAATGATGCAACCACGCCGAGACACGCTTGGCGATGCCCCTGACGCCCTCTCCGGCGATGTAGAGCGTCCCTGTCTGCCTTGTCTCGTGCTCGTGCCAGCGGACGCCCATAGCGAGGTGCAACGCCATGTCGAGCGCCAAGAAGGTCTTCCCGCTGGCCGGATCACCATAGATCACGGCGAGGCCGTAATCGGTCAGGATGTCCTTAATCAAATACGAGACGGGCGGCAACGCGGTGAGCTGCTCGATGTCGAGTGCGTCGTACAGATCAGCCGGCGGCGGCGCGTTGAAGTCTTCGCCATCCGCCTCAGGCCCGGGTTCGGCTGTCTGGTATTTCTGCCTGGCTGAGCGGATCAGCTCCTCGATCTGACCAAGCGTCCCGCCATCGGAGACTGGCCGAAGCAGGCGATCCATGAACTCCCTGATCAGCCAATCGCGGTGCCCGGTAGTGACGAGGTGGGCGACTAATCGGGTGGCATTGTTGTGCAGCTCGTGCCCGGCCGCGATGTTTCGCACAAACTCGCGTGGGTCTTTGCGGCCGGTATCAAACCTGTCCGAAGAACCTGCCCGCGGCTGCGGGCCGGCGCTCTCGGCGCGGTCGCCGAATTCATTGTAGGCATATTCGGCCTGCGCCCACGGAAAGCCATGGGCCATGGCCTGGCTGCTGACCGGGTTGCGCTCGTCATCATAGACCGTGCGCAATGTCACCGGCTCGATCAGGTAGCCGTTGCCGGCCTTTCTCGCCGAGGGATAATTGACGGTGCCGGCGAGACGCATGACCCGCGGCGGATCAATGACGGCGTCGCTCCTGAAATAGTCCCGCAGAGCCATCTGCTGGCGCCGCCAGGCGTCGAAATTTTGGGTGGGCTCTTCTAGCTCCCAATACGGATGCACGCGCGGGCCGGGCGTCCTGCCGGTCGTGACCGCCATCGTATACGCTATCGGTAAGGGTTGCCGTAGGCGTTCGATGCCTTCCGCCTTGTCGATGTCGGCCCAGTGGAAATACGCGGCGAGCACATCCTCGGCGTCGCCGCGCCCGAACTTCGGCCGCTCGGGTTTGTGCGGGTTGACCGCGACATAGCAATTGGCGCCGCCTTCGTTGCGCATGACGGCTTCCGCGGCGGCCTCGTCGAGCCCCTCCGGCGTCACCAGAAACGTATTGCCCGACGTGATCTGTCCCTTGGCGTCGGTCCAGGCGATCTCGCAGCGGCAGCCGGGATAATCAACCCGCGCACGGTGAAACAGTCGCTCGAGGTGCTCACGGATCATGCCGCGGTTAGGCTTGTGCAGCATATGCACGTTGTCCGAGGTCACCAGCATCCCCGCAATTTCAGCTTGTTGCCGATGCGGTCGAGCACGGCGCGCTGCCGCTCGGTCAGGTGTCCCCACTCGACCAGCGACTCGGCGATCGACGACAGGAAGTCACGCTCCCACGGTGTCAGGAAATGCAGAAACTGCTGCGCGCGCCGGATCAAGAATGGTTCGTCCTGTTCGTCGTCTTCGGGTGGTGGTGGAGGCGGTCTGTAACTGTGCTGGTTGGTGCGCGTCTTGGCCTGCGATACCGGGATGACTAGGTCGTCCCAGTCGAGCGCGTGTCTCTGCAGGATCGAGTGAGCGCGGCGGGCCGCCGCGGCGACTTCACCGTCATGGGCGCTACCAAACATGCGCAATACCTTGACGAGCCTGTCGCGCTCACCCTCTTCCACAGCAGCCCCTCCCTGAGCCTGGTGGTTTAGAATTCGTCAGCCATTGCTGCCTGGCGTGGCGCCGATTGCGGCGGCGGCAGCGGGATGTCGTCGCGATCAAATGCGGCCCCCTCTGCCGTCGGCGGCGGTGCATTGTCCATTTCCTGCGGCCGCGGCACCCACTTCACAATCTTCAGCACCGGCTGGTAGTTGGTGCCGAACTTGCTCTTGACCGGGGTGACACTCTCACACATCACGACCGGCACCAGCGTTTTGTCTGGGTCGTAAGTCTGCTCGAAAGTATCGTGTAGTTCACGGATTGCGATGATCGCGCCATTGCTGGTCGAGGAGAATTCCCGCAATCCTCCCAATAGCTTAGGAGAGAACACATTGACCGAGAAGCCGCGCTTGTGCTGCGGGCTGGGAGTTGGCACAATCTTGTCACCATTGTCCCAGACTGCATCGGGCGCGGACTTCTCTGCAAAGTGTATCCAACCCGTTTTGATGTTCGGCAGATCGAATATCGCGGTGAGTTGCAGTACCTCCTTCTCTTCTCCGGTATCGGTCTTTGTGTACCAGCGACCAGCCTTGCCATTAAACTTCAGGTATGGTGTAAAATCGGCTGAGCTTCTTGGTTCCAGATTAAGCGGCATTGACAGTCTCCTTTTTCACCGCTGATGCGCGCGGCCCGCTGACCGACCACAATTGCTGCAGTCG